TATAAACGCCTGCTGGTTGTAAATTTTCTCTATAAATGCCATCTAATAATATTCCCATTGTGATTAAAATATCTTTTACATTTTCAAAATTATAATTTCCAGTAATCATCCAACCAGTTAAAAATCCATTTGTATTGACACCTGGTCCAATCTCTACTACTGTATTAGAACGTTCAACAGGATATGACCCATTTGTGGGTGCTTGTATTAAATCTTGAGGTAAATAATTATAAGGCCAGTTTGTATAATTGCTCCATTCATTTCTTAGATTCACATCACTTCTTTGAAAAAAAAACATCCAATCAACAATCATTCCGATTGAATCAATCGATATACGATTAGAACCAGTAACATTGTAAAATATTTGTTCTCTTACTTGTTTGAATAAATATTTTTGTTCTTGTAAAGCAAACAAACGTGATTCTTCATTAGAAAGAAAAGCATATGTACAATTTAAATGTATATCAGCATTCCAAAGTACTCGATTATCTGTATAAGATAAAACACCTAATTCAATATCAGGCGGTGTTTGAAGAAAACGATACATTTGCATATAAAATAAATTAAAGTTGGGAGCTACATAAGGAAAATTATTTACAGTATCATACACATCACGAATTTGAAATAATTCTTGAATAGGTCTCATTGTAATATTGATATGTAATTCATTATATTGTAGAGAAATCAGAGGGAATGCCATTTGAGATTTCAAATTAAACCAAGCGTTTAATGGAATATATAAGGTACTTCCTCGAATACTAGGTTCAGAACCACTACTATTTGTAGTGTAATAAGAATTTGGATAAGAGTTTACTCTACTACCAGAATTAGCTGGGTCATATATTTCTGGGACGTGACCAATCATTTTAAAAAATAATTCTTTTTTATCAGAAGAAAAATCTCTCAAAACAGAATTTAATATATATCCTCCTGAAAATTCTTGAATTGTTTGATTTCCACATGTAATGGTTACTTTTGCAATCATTTGTGCTCCCAAATATTCTATCCATTTAAATTCATACGGAACCCATTGATTTCCATTTTCTTCGGTAGGTGGAACAATTGTGCTCCAAATATTTGGTAATTCAACAGATAAATAACAATCCATTAATAAATCTGCATATCTAGGTATTTTAAATGTAAAATTGGATTCTTCTGTCAATCTCAATGTTTTAGACCCATCAAAATCTACTCTAAACTTTTGTAGACCAAAATTAGTATATTTAGAATAGGTTGACTTGAAAAAAGTTTTAGATGGATTCCCATTTAAAATAATATTTTGCTGTCCTTCACTTACTAATTGCATTAACCCTCCTGGCATATCTAATATATAATATACTTTTTATTTAACTTTATTGTGAATAAAAGAATAAAATAATCATTTATATTAATAATATGTCAACAACATTTCAACAAACACAGTTAACACCTCTTAAAAATAATTCATCATATATATACATTTTTTTAATAGGTTTTGTTGTGTTAATAATTGTTATTTATAGTATTAAAGCTATAGTACATAATGTAAATCCAAAAATGAAAAATTCAAGTATATCAAGTATGCAAATGAATGATTCAACAGATGATGAAGATCCTCAAGAATCTTTTACAAACAATGATCCAACTGGTACAGGTAGTAATGGAGAGTATTCAATAAGAGATTATTATATTTTTTCTTCATATAATTCTTGTAATAATAATAGTGCAAACACAAATAATAATGTAGATACACAATCTCTAAAAGATGTAATATCACAAGGAGTAAGATTTTTGGATTTTGAAATTTATTCAATAAATAATGATCCAGTTGTAGCTACTTCAAGTGTTCCCAATAATTATTTTATAAAGGAATCAAATGGTTCAGTTCCCTTTAGAAATGTATTTGATTCAATTATTAATACTGCATTCAATATATCAACAGCACCGAATCCATCAGATCCACTATTTGTTCATTTGAGAATACAAAGTACGAATCAAAAAATGTTTTCTAACATGGCATTGATTTTTAAGAATTATGAAAATAGTGGTTATATATTAGGTCCGAAATATAGTTTTGAATATCAAGATTGTAAAGATAGCAACAACGATTTAAAATGTTCAATTAGAAATATTACTTCTCTACCTTTGAAACAATTCAAGAATAAAATAATAATAATGATTGATAAACAAAATAAAAGTGTAATTGATAATAAAGATTTAATGGAATATTGTAACTTAATGACGAGTTCAATCAATTGTAGATTAATAACCAATTATGAGATGAAAAATTCGCCAGATCAAAATGAATTAATTGAATTTAATAAAAGAAGTATGACTATTGTGACACCAGATATTGGAGCAAATCCAATGAATCCAAATATTTCAACAGCAAATCTATTAGGAATTCAATTTACAGCTATTCAATTTTCAAATGAAGACGAATCATATAAGAAAGCATATAATTTTTTTAGTGATAATGGTAGTGCATTTATATTAAAACCAGAAGAATTGCGTTATAAACCATTATACATTCCAGTGCCAAAAGATCCACCTCCTGGATATTCTTTTGCTCCTAGAGAATTAAAGAGCAGATATGTTAACTTTCAAATATAATGCTTATACAATAAAATATTTTTTTATTATATGGAACCGTTTAAATGTGAAAAAGGAATAACATTAGAAGAATGTGAATTAGCAATATTACGTATGGCAGTAGATAAGGCAGAAGAAATAGAAGGAAGGGCTGTTGTGAATTCACCAGAAGTAAAAAAAATAATTAATATAGTAGAAGAATTTTTAAAGAAAAAAAAATTAGTTGCTTATGGTGGAACAGCAATTAATTCAATTCTTCCATTAGAAGACCAATTTTATAAGAAAAATACAGAAATACCTGATTATGATTTTTTTTCTCCTAATGCTTATCAAGACGCAAAGGATTTAGCTGATATTTATTATAAAAAGGGGTTTCAAGAGGTTGAAGCAAAAAATGGCGTTCATGAAGGAACTTATAAAGTGTTTGTAAATTTTATTCCCGTTGCTGATATAACATTTATAGATAAAAGTATTTTTGAAGTATTAAAAAAAGATTCAATTTGTAAAGAAGGAATTTTATATGCTCCTCCTAATTTTTTAAGAATGTCCATGTATCTAGAATTATCTAGACCAGCAGGAGATGTAAGTAGATGGGAGAAGGTATTAAAAAGAATTATCTTACTGAATAAAAATTTTCCGTTAAATGCAAAAGATTGTTGGAAAGTTGATTTTCAAAGAAAGATGGAAAATAAAAATAATGTGGATACTATTTATAATGTAATTAAAAATACTTTTATAAAAGAAAAGGTTGTTTTTTTTGGTGGGTATGCAATTTCTCTATATTCTAAATATATGCCTAATAAATTAAAACACAAGTTTAAAAAATATCCTGATTTTGATGTGTTATCAATTGATCCTTTAAAAACAGCTGAATCTGTTAAACTTTCATTAAATCATATTGGAATTAAAAATGTATCTATCTTAAAAAGAGAAAAAATAGGAGAGATTATTTCTCTACATTATGAAGTAAAAGTAGAGAAAGATACCGTAGCATTTATTTACGAACCATTGGCTTGTCATAGTTATAATGTCATTAAAATAAATAACCAATCAATAAAAATTGCAACCATAGATACAATGTTGAGTTTTTATTTGGCTTTTTTATATTCAAATAAAGATTATTATGACATTGATAGAATATTATGTATGTCTCAATTTTTATTTAAAGTACAACAACATAATCGATTGAAACAAAAAGGATTATTAAAAAGATTTAGTGTGGAATGTTATGGACATCAAGAAACATTAGAAGAAATCAGAGCTAAGAAAAATAAATTATTTTTATCTTTAAAAAACAAAAAAAATACAAAAGAATATGAACAGCATTTTATGAAATATAGACCCATTGATCAAAATCAACAACCATATTCAAAAACCAGTAAAACTTCTTCTATAAAAACTTCTTCTAATAAAACTTCTTCTAATAAAACTTCTTCTATAAAAACTTCTTCTAATAAAAATTCTTCTCATACCACTTCTTCTTATAAAAAATCTTTCAATAAAACTATTACAAGAAAAAGAGGAAGAGGTGGATTATTTATATAATATTATTCCGAATAGAGAATTTCTCCCTCTTGTTCATTCACATGAATAAATAATGATAATATATAATAAGCGATTCCAAAGAATATACTCATAAATAAATTTCCATAAATATTAATATTTCCATCTTTAAAAAATAAAACAGGAACATATGTTAATAAAATTTTTTTAATATATGGAAGTTGTAATAAGAAATAAAAAATAGACAACAAAATAGCCATGTGTAATTCGTTATAGGTATTTTCAAACATGTATAAATAATTTTTTGCTTTATGAATATTTCCTCTAAAGTCATTTTCTTCGATATCTTCTTCTTCTTCCACAAAATGTTTATTGCTAGGTGGAGGAATATATTCTTGTTGTACTTGATTATCTAATTGTTGACTTTTATTAATTGGAATATCTCTAGATGGTAATTGCGTAACACCGGTGATACTTGCTTGTTGAATACCAGAAACAAGTTGATTAATAGTTGTTTGATCTAAAGCTGAATTGATTTGATTGGAAATTATCGGATTCAATTTAGTATCTTGTCCGGCAATATTATCAGTAACGCTAAATTGGATATTTTGGTTCGATTGTGGTAAATCAAAAATATTAGTTGTTCCAGAAGCCATTTATATTTATAAATGAATTATAAATATAATTATGACGAATTAAGTTACTCATTTGTGGATATTAAAACGTCTTTTTTTGTTTTATCACATTTTGTCGAAATTAAATTATATTTATAACATTTACCATCTTGTTTATATATTTTATTCTCTACTTCATTTAAATCTGGAGCGTAAAATATAACACATTCATTATCTTTACACACTTTTCTAAAAATAGTAGCTAACCCTAATCCTAATAAAATAGAAACAACATATTTACCAGTATTTGATTTTACAAATTTAGATATATTTAT